CAAGGACGCATTGATCTCCCTACAGTTAATGGTCGTGAAGTAAAAGTTCGCAGCGTGTCGCCATTAGCACAGGCTCAGTCTAATCAGGACATCACAACTGTAGCTCGTTTCTTGGAGTTGGTCGGCACAAACTTTGGGCCTGACATGGTAAATCTACTTGTTGACTCAGAAGAAACAGCAATCTATCTTGCTAAGAAGTTTGGTGTTCCTGACAACCTTATTCGGGATGAGGCAGACAGGGAGGCTATCCAGCAGCAGATGCAGCAAATGGCGCAGATGCAGCAAATGATGGCACGAGGTGATACTGGAGTGTAGATGTCACACATTGGAGTAGATGGGTATCCTCGCCCACAAAAAGAGGACGAAAAGATTTCATCAGATATTAAGTCCCTGTTTGGTTCTCCAGCAGGAAGAGAGGTTCTTCGCTATCTCCGATCCATTACATTGGATGCGGTGGCTGGCGGGGGCATTAGCGATGGCGAGCTGCGACATTTAGAAGGCCAACGCTTTGTAATCGCGCTTATTGAAAGGCGCATCAAACACGCAGAGAAGGTAGAAAGTAAATGAGTGAAGCAACAGATAATGTAGAAGCGAAAGCTGAAGCACCTGAAGCCGTAACAACTGAGGTAGCAGATAGCCGCCCTGAGTGGTTGCCTGAAAAGTTTAAGACACCAGAAGATCTGGTTACATCTTATTCCTCCCTGGAAAGTAAACTGGGTAAAGGGCAAGAAGAGCTTCGTGAGTCTATTATGGGTGAGATTGAGAAAGAAGCTTTTGCCAATCGCCCTGAAAGCCCTGGTCAGTATACAATTCCAGAAGGTGCAGACGAGCTTGCAGATGATCCAAACGTAGAGTGGTGGGCAAACTTTGCTTGGGAAAATGGGTTTTCTCAAGAGGAGTTTGACGAAGGTCTTGCTCGCATGATGCCAGAGCAGCCAAACTTAGACGCAGAGGTTGCAAAGCTTGGCGACAATGCCAACGCTCGGATTGAAGCGGCTGCGCTCTGGGCTAAAAAGAACGTACCATAAGAATTGTCTAGCGCAGTTATGCGTCTTGGTGAAACTGCTGAAGGTGTGGAGCTAGTAGAGTTCTTTATGAATAAACTTAGTGACACACCTATCTCTGGTGAGACTACAGCTACTGTAGGTCTTAGCAAAGGTGAGCTGCAAACAATGATGCGTGACCCCCGCTATTGGGATAACACGCGCCGTGACCCAAGCTTTGTAAAGCAGGTTGACGAAGGTTTCTCAAAGCTGTATAAATAAAATTGTAACACCTCCTTCGTTACTTTTAGGGCTGTCCTTATCCCCTTTCGGACAGCCCTTTTTTTGTCTGTTGCAAAAATATCACTGTTGAGGCATAATTCACTTGTTAGAGGCCCGTATGTAGTGGATGGCCCCGCAAGGGATAACCAGATGATGCGAAGCGCGGACAACCGATCCTGACATAATGTAAACTCAAATCTCAAACAGGAGAATGAAAATGGCTAATACTATTGATCAAGCCTTCATCACACAGTTTGAATCTGATGTTCATCTTGCTTATCAGCGTATGGGTTCGAAACTTCGCAACACCGTCCGCCAAGTAAATGGCGTTACAGGCTCAACTGTTAAATTCCAAAAAATCGGTAAAGGCGCTGCCAATACCAAAACTCGCAACGGCGATGTGACTGGCATGGAAGTCGCTCACACCAACGTATCTGCAACACTGACAGATCACTATGCACCTGAGTATATTGATAAGCTGGACGAATTGAAAACCAACATTGACGAGCGTCAAGCTGTTGCTCAATCTGCTGCTTATGCCTTGGGTCGCAAAACTGACGAGCTGATCATTGCTGCTATGGACGCTGGTGCAAACGCAACTCAGATTGCTGACACTGGCGGCGCTTTGGTTAAAGGCGATCTGCTGTCTCTCTTCGAAGTTATGGGCTCTGCCGATATTCCTGAAGATGGCAACCGCTACATCGCTATGTCTCCAGCTGGTTATGCTGACCTGTTCAGCATCAACGAGTTCGCTTCAAGCGACTATGTTGGCGACCAAAACCTGCCATTCGCAGGTGGCATGACAATGAAAGAATTCTTGGGCTTCAAGATCTTCTCAACGTCTGCTGTTGCTGGCGGTAAAAACTTTGCCTACCACAGCTCTGCTGTTGGTCTGGGTGTAGGTTCAGACGTTCAGACTGAAGTAAACTATGTGCCACAAAAAGTTGCACATTTGGTTACTGCTCACATGAGCATGGGCGCTGTTGCCATTGATGACAACGGCATCTACGAAGTCCTGGACAACAACTAGGTCTTGTTGGGGGAGGGGTAATACCTTCCCCCACTTTCCTAGCGGAGATAAGTATGACATCTACAGTAGCTAATAGTGGTATCGACGTTTGCTCTCGCGCCCTGATTCTCATTGGTGCTGATCCCATTACATCTTTCGACGACCCAACCACAGAGGCTTTGGTCGCTGTTAATATGTACGAAGATGTAGCCCAAGCTGCACTGGCAAGTATGCGCTGGCGCTTTGCCACAGAACAGTCTCAGCTTTCTCGTCTGGTTGAAGCACCTACTGGTCGTTACGATGCGGCCTATCAGGTTCCTGCTGATATGCTTATGATGAACGCTTTAACTATTAACGATATGAATGTAGAGCATACAATTTACGGCGATAAGATTTTTTGCAACGTCTCTCCTCAGGATGAGTTAGTTGCCGATTACATTTACCGCGCACCAGAAGAGGACTGGCCTTCTTACTTTACCATTGCTGTAGAGTACACAATGGCCTCTGTATTCGCTGGCTCTATTGCGCGAAACGAAACGCTTGTTAGTATTATGGATCAAAAGGCTGCTCTTGCCATGGCTAAAGCTCGCAGCTTGGATAGCCAACAAAACACTACACGCAAGCTAACCACATCGAGGTTCCTCACTGAAAGGCTTTCATAGTGGCAAAGATTAAGATTCCGCTTCATAGCTTTCAGTATGGAGAGTTAAGTCCCTCCTTTACATCCCGCCTTGATGCACAGGTGTATCAGGCTGGCGCACAAAAAATGCGCAACTTTGTTTTAATTAACGAGGGTGGTGCAAAGAAACGCCCTGGAACCAAACGTCTTTATGAGTTTTCTAATACAGTAAACCCATCTAATCCGCTTGAAATAAGAGCAGAGCCCTTTATCTTTTCTGATGATGAGGAATATATTTTTGCCTTCAGCAATAACAAACTGGATATATTTTTCATTAACCCGCTTACTGGTGCAGCCACATACTCAACCACATTAAGCGGTTCAACGGACTGCCCCTGGACAACAAGCATCTTGAAAGAGATTACGCTTGCCTCTTCTGGGGATGTTACGATTATTTGCCACACATCTTTCCAACCTAAAGTTATTCGCAGGACTGGTTTGGATGTATTTGTATCTGAAGATTTTGCGTTTGAAGATAATGGTAACGATGGCTCTCCAACCCAACCATATTATACGTTTCAGCAAGCTGGTGTAACCCTTACCCCTGCCGCGACTACTGGTACTGGTGTCCTTGTTACTGCCAGTTCTGCTTACTTTAGCAGCGATCATGTTGGAACGTATTTGTTAATCGGTAGTACGCCTTGTGAGATTGTTACTTATGTTAGTGCTACTCAAGTAAACGTAGATATTACGGGTACAATTTTGCGGCGTTTGCTCCCAGATTCTATTGAGGTTTTTGCTGGGGCTGGAGATGTTCAAGTAACAATGGCTGCTCATGGTATGTCAGTTGGAGATAGCTTTTTAATTAGTCGCGTTGGTTCTCTTGGTGGCCTAAACACAAACCATACAGAGGGGACTAAAACAGTAACTCGTGTTATTGATTTGAATACCTTTGAATACAGTGCTGGTCAGACAGCTGGCTCGTCTGCAATCGGTGGTGGTTCTGTAGAAGTTTCAACAAGCGCAGCTACTCCAGAATGGTATGAACAGTCTTACTCTGTTCTTCGAGGTTATCCTGGAGCTGTAACATTCCATGAGGGGCGTTTGTGGTTTGCTGGTACAGTTGCACAACCTGGACACATTTGGGCTTCTCGCTCTGCCAACTTCTTTAACTTTGATGTAGGCACTGGTGCAGATGATGACGCAATCGACCTAAACTCTAACTTTGGTGAGTTCTCTCAGATTCGCCACTTGGTTGTAAACCGTGACCTGCAAGTATTCTCTGCTAGTTCAGAGTCTTTTGTTCCAGCCTTTACTGATCGTCCAGTTACCCCTGCAACAGCCATAGTAAAGCGTCAGACGCCTTTCGGTTGTTCTTTTATGCGCCCACAGTCTTTTGATGGTGCAACGCTTTATACGCAGGCTTCTGGCAAGATGCTAGGCTCTTATGTCTACAGTGAGGTAGAGCAAG